GGAATTGAGAATATTAATACGGGTACAGCAGACCCGATAGCGGGACAGGGAGGAAAGATATTCGCAAACCAGCTTTCCCTCTGCCTCTCCCTCGGCATGTCCCGGATAGACCGCTACCAGAATGATGGCATCCCGATCCATCAGCTCGATCGCCGCCTCAATGGCGGGAAGGGTGGTAGTGCGCATGGTGGTGACGGTCTTATCGCTTCCCGGAAGGTAGCCGAGATTGAACATCCCCGCCTTGATGGGAACGTCCACATATTTCTTAACATTATGATGGGAGTCAAGGATGAGGGTGCAATTATCGGGACATCCGCTTGCCCGCAGATGATCGGAGGTGGAGGCAAGCGCCTGCTCCTGTATATCGAAGGCGTACACATGTCCCATGGGTCCCACGGTCTTTGAGAGAAATTCGGTGTCGTGGCCGTTTCCCATGGTAAAGTCCACGGCGATATCTCCTTCCTTGAGGTGGGTGAGGATAAAATGCTTTTGAAGATCCAACAAATCAATCATACAGAATCCTTTTCCTGATAGCGACTCGGCATAGGACAGAGCGCAGGTATCATGGTCATTTCTTTTTTTCGGGTGGGCGGTGCAGGTCGCTTCGCAAAAAACGGATGGCTCGCTCTACAGCATCCTTGGAATCATACCACGGCTCGGCATCGTAGCGGTAATCAAATTTTTTGCAAAACCAACTGACGTCTCCGCTCAGCTTATCCAAATAGTTCTCTACAATGGGAGATACGGCACTTGCCAAATCCTTTAGCTCCTTTTTGGGCAGGCGCTCGGAGGCACAGGATAAGAAGCGGCGGTAGTGGGGCAGGCAGAAATAGGGTTGAGCGGAGAGCTTTTGGCGGAAATCCGGGTCGGATTCCCAAAGAAGCACTGCCGTTTCAATCATATGCGCAAAGTTGAAGTCGATGCGGCGGCAGACATAGCAGGAGCGCTCCAAGGCTTCGATCCGTTTGACGGGCTTTTGCGTGGGAGCCGACAAAAAGCCGCCTTCCTTGATCTCATTCTTCAGCTCATTCAGATGGCTTTCCAGCGTCAGAGCCATACCGAGACGGTTTTTGCGGACGAACATCATATCATAGTGGGTACGGCAAAAGCCTTCCTTATTGGTTTGGATCCGAACATCGGGCTCCATCATGGAGGCACCGAGGATCAGCTCCAGCTCATCCTGCTCCAATTTATTATAAAGTGTGCAGAAGGGACAGCCACAGGATGCATCATCCCGTGAAGCCTCAAATGCTTCGTTGACAGGGATGGTATAAATTTGTTCCATGGAAACCTCCGAAAAAGACTTGCAAAGTGCAAGGGGAATATGATATAATTATAGCATATCTTTGTATTTTTTTCAAGTGCTTTTTGAAGATGAAGGGAGAAAAGAGAAAGAAGATGGAGCCGAAGGACTATTTGGTAAAGAAGATCGAGGGAGAATATGCGATCCTTGCCGACATGGAATCGGGTGAGGAGCTGTTTATTGCCATGGCGCTGTTGCCCATAGGGGTAGATGTGGGAACACGACTTCACTATGAAATGTTGGAATACCGTATCGTTTAAGAAAAACGGGGAGAGGGATCTCCCTGTTTTTGCGTTGGGGACGGGAAATGCTTATCATGGACGGGAAAACTTTTTCATATAGTTTATCAAAGGAAACATTCGGGAACGAAAGGGAAGAAGTGATATGAAAATGGGGGAATCTATGCGTATGGGGGTCAAACCGACTCGGGAGAAAAAGGGGCTTTCTCGAGAGGCGGTAGCGGAGTCTCGGCAAGCTCACGGAGCCAATGTGCTGAGCCGAGGTGCCACACGGAGCTTTTTGCGGCATTTTTTGGGGAATTTGGGCGACCCGGTCATTCGGATTTTGCTCTGTGCTTTAGCGGTGAATCTGTTGTTTGTGTTTCGGGGCGGGGATTGGATGGAAACCGTGGGAATTGCTGTTTCGGTATTTCTTGCTACGTTGATCTCGACCCTTTCGGAGCGGGGGAGCGAAAAAGCCTTTCAGCGACTGTCGGAGGAATATGATCGGTCGGTGTTTCGCGTGTGGAGAGACGGGGTTTTGCAGGAGATTCCCATTGAGGAGCTGGTGGTGGGGGATGTTGTTCTGGTAAGTGCCGGAGAGCAGATCCCGGCTGACGGGTTTGTGATACGGGGACGAGTCGGCGTGGATCAGACTGCCATGACTGGGGAAAATCGGGAGATCGAAAAATGGGCAGGCGCCGATCAAAATAAAAACCCCAACAGTCGGTGTGCCGTTTTTCGGGGCTGTACCGTTCTGTCGGGGGAGGCGGAGATCGAATTGTTTGCGGTGGGCGATCAAAGCTTTTTGGGGCAGATCTCTCGGGAGGTGCAGATCGAAACAAGAGATAGCCCACTGAAGCTTCGCTTGTCAAAGCTGGCGAAGCAGATCAGTCGGCTTGGATATTGCGCTGCAATCTTGGTGGCATTGGCGTATTTGGTGAATACTTTGGTGATCGACAGTGGATTTCACTGGGATTTAATTCAAATGAAGCTGCGCGATCTCCCGTATTTATTGGAGCACGGATTACATGCATTCATGCTTGGATTAACAGTTATCGTGGTGGCTGTTCCTGAAGGGTATGCCTATTAAAACGAATTATCTTTTAATAGCTAACCGCCGAAGCGGTCTCTCATTTACTGTATATATTATACCACAAATTTCTTGATTTGTCAATACTTTTTTTAAAAAAAGTTCGGATTTTGTCGAAAAAAATTAAAACAGCAAAAGGGCATACGAATTTTTGCAGAAAGGTATTGACAAATTCACACAGTGATGATATAATAAGAACAGAGGAACACCGATGACGGTTGCTCCGGCAAAACGATTAAAGATAACCGCTCTCTCGGTCAAAAGTAGGGCGGTTATTTCTTTTTATGATCGTATCGGAGAGGAAGAAGCTCTCTGCTTTTCATGTGCGACATAGATATAGTTAAAATGAATTGAACCGAATGGAAAAATCGCCGTCGGGGGAGACGATGATCTGCTGTAAAATCCTTGACCAAAAGGCTTTTCGAGAGCTATCGGTTAGCTTATCGTAGGTATCGGAAAGATCGTCAAATATGCTTGTATCAATGGGCTTCAGTTCCATCACATCCTGCTGACGGTTTGCCTCCTCCAAGGCGGCGGAGAGGGCGAGATATTCGCGCTCATACATCATTTTTGGAAGAAGATCGGAAAGGTAAAGGTCCTTGAGCTTTTCGATCTTTGCCATGATCTTGGCGGTATCCACGGTTTTCCGTGGAGCCGCTTTTTTCTTTTTTTCAATATCGGCGTTATACCGATCCGCTTCGATGCGCACGTTCTTCAGAAGCCAGTCCTCCAGCTTGTCCTGATTGAGTTGCTTGGACATGTCGCAGAGGTGCATAGTTCGGGCGGGGCAACGATAATAAACGAAATTTTGACGGATGCTGCCGTCGGCGTTTTTATTGTTACAGGTGTAGGTGGTCATACGTCTGCCGCAGCAGCCGCAGGTGACAAGTCCCGTGAAAAGGTAAACACGGTCGGAGCGAGTGCCGCTGTGCCGTTCGGAACGGGTCAGCAGAATAGAATTTGCCAAACGGAAGGTCGGCTCATCCATAATGGCGGGGCACCAGTCCTTGATCCCATAGGCTTCCCCGATATACCACGTATTCATCAGCATTCGCTTCATGGTCTTGACATCAATGCTTTTTCCGTACTTCTCCAGCAGGTAGCGGGAGGTGGCTTTCATGGAGCGGCAATCAATATAATGGTGGAACATATCCCGCACCAGCTCGGCACCGGCTTCGTCGATCACGATCCGTTTGTTTTCGATGGCAAAGCCGATGGAGGTCTGCCCCGAGATCACCCGTCCCTCCTTGACCATATTCTGAAAGACGAACTTGATCCGCTCTGATGTGCGGTCAGATTCGTCCTGGGCGATGGCGAGCTTGATGTTCAGTGCCAGTCTGCCGTTGGCGGTGGTGGTGTCATATTCCTCCTCGGTGGTCAGCCACTGTACCTTGTGCCGATCCAAAATCGCCTGTACCTCATAATAGTCGGCGATGTTGCGGAACCAACGATCCAGCTTGATGAAGATGATGATGTCGATGCGTCCGCTTCTGACATCCTCCAGCATCCGCATGAATGCCGGACGGGCGGTGTACCGCTTGCGGGCGGAAATCCCCTCGTCCACATACAGATCAACGACGGTCAGACCGTTCTCTTTGGCGTATTGAGTTAATCGTTCCTTCTGTGCATCCAAAGAAACGCCGTGCATTGCCTGCTCCTCTGTGGAGACACGGGCATACAGGGCGGCTCTCTTGATGCCGTCGTCGATGCGTTTGATTTTCATATAACATCCTTTATGGTATATTTTAACCACCCGAGAGGGTGGTTTTATTTTTGATTTGTTCGGTTTTTTGCTTTCAGTATTTCTTCAATATACGGTTGGAATTGCTCGAAGATCTTCTGCTCTTGCGTGCTGGTTAGAAATTTGTTTCGCTTATATAAGGTTTGCATTCGCTTTGCCCGTTTCTCTGCGATGGATGGCTCCACGTCACAGATCTGTGCGATTTCTTCCGCCGTGTGCAATTGCAGTCCCCACAGGACACAGGCGGGACAGAGTAGGCGGTGGGCAAAGGAATCGGCTTGCTCCTCTGCAGGAGGTCTGCCTGCCCGAACGGGCGAATCAATATAGCGGACATAGTTGAGAGGGTGCCCCAAGAAGATATGCCCCAGTTCGTGAGCAATGGTGAAGCGGGACATGCAAATGGGATTGCGGTCATTATATACGATCATCCAGCGGGAGCCGTTGCAATAGGTCTTGCCGTTTTCTCCCTGCCGCAACAGACAAATATCGCTGTCCTTGACCACATGGATGCCCGCCCCACGGGCAATAGCCAAGACGTCTACGGGAAGTCTTTCAATCTGAAAATCGGCAAGGCAGTTCCATGCGCTGTCACGAACGTTTTGATAGATTCCGTACCACATAGTACCTCGGTTGATAATTGAATTTTTGCAATGAGAGGGCAAAACACCATGCCGCCGTCAAGCGGCACTGCGGAACGCCGATTGTTCTTTTTTGCTTGTACATAGCCTTGATATACTTTGAATAAACCATTATACAAGCTCAGTTGCGGAATTTATGAGGTTTCCAATCAGTTGCGTGCTGGAATTTCTATTCCATTCATTTCGATTACAAACAATTACAATTTTTTTCTTTGCTCTTGAAATGGCTGTATTGATGGTATATAGCCCTTGCGGCTTAGAGCTGTCGGTAAACCATTTGTTCCTGTAAGTATCAACGACACTGATGAAAACCGTATCCCATTCTCGTCCTTGCGAAGAATGGATCGTCAATATATTATCTACATCGGCGATAGCATGGAGCGTATCTATTATATATTTCCTTTGATCACGGTATGGCGTTGTGATTACATAATCACCAGCTTGCAAATTGTTTCGCTCAATATAGCTTCGGATCGCTTTTGCTTCTCCCGAACTTTGCCTTTTTTCATCCTTGCTGTCCTTCTCTGCATGAATCACCGCTATTTCGGTGTTAAAATCGGATTGTCCTGTAAATCCGTTTTGATATACAAAAGCATCGAGTATCTGAGCTAAATTGTTTCCAAAGCGGAATGTATGCGGTAAAAAGGCAACCGAAAGATTCGCAGGAAGCTCCAAAGCATTATTTTCGAATATAGAGAAAAGCATGTCTGTCGAAAAGCCTTTTTCAAAGATCATGGAAGAATAAATAGCAGATAAAGACCACAAAAAAATCTTTTGCTCTTGGTCATGAATGGTTTTCTCACCGGCTTCACAAATTGGCGGTAACTGCATATGATCTCCCAATAAAGTCACAGGCGCACCTAATGAAAACAAAATGCCTGCTTTAATGAAAGGGCAATAGGCAGCCTCGTCTAAAAAAACATGGGCTATCAAATTTGATTGGATACCGATTTCGCCAAAGCTTTTAAAATGCGAAAAAAAGTAATCGACAGTAAACGCAAAGACTAATTTCCCACTTACCTTTCTTGAAGCGTTTTCTTTTAAGGTCTGCAAACGTGATTCCTTTTCTTCGATGATCTGCGGCAGCAAGGGGTCAATTGTCACCTCGCTGAAGGTTGCGGCGATTTGCGTAAAATCCGTCATAGCCTCTTCTATTGTTCTGAAATGTTCGAGCACGGGAACGGCGATGCTCTTTGCCGATTCAAAGGTGGCAAGCATATCGGCTTCAAGCTCACAAGCAATTTGTTTTTTGTCATGTAAGGTATGATTTACAGCAGCTTGTTCATTTTCTTTCTCCGCAATGGTAGTGTTGCAAGAAGTGATTTTTGCAGCTACCAAATCTTTTTCCGAATGAAGGAAAGTGGCTTCTTTTTCGGTGAATAGTTTTTTTATCTTAAAAGAGAGGGATTCTTCACGCCGTTTGATTTGAATTTCTTTTTTGCAAAGGTCTGACAGGGTCTGACGGAATGCAGGTATCTCATCGGAAAGAAGCGCAGCTCTTTTTTGCAGTTCTTCGATGCTTTCTTGGCAATCCTGTTGCTCTTCCGTTTTTTCTCTGTATGTAAGAGCCAGATCATGAAAAGCTTCGTAAGCTTTCAAAATCTCTTGCGCATCGGAAAAGTTTTTTTGTTGGCGTTTCAATTCTTTGATTTCATTTGTCAATGATTCTATTTGCTCTTGGCGGTCGATCGTATCGCAAATTTTTCCATATTCATTGGAAAAAGATTGGGAAGAAATACCGGGACGATACAGGACGTCGATATCCTGTCCGGCTTCTTCCAAGGCGTGAATAACAGCACGAAGTGTCTGCTCAATGGCATTGTTCGTCGGAGCCAGAATGAAGACTTGCTTTTTCTGTTTTATGTAGGACATAATACAGTTTGCCAATACGATTTGTGTTTTTCCCGTGCCGGGTGCTCCCCAAATATAGGATATCGGATTGAATAAAGCCGTTTGCACGGCTTTTATTTGATCCTCTGATTCATATCCTCTTGTATAGATATCCTCTTGCGTGAGGCATGGTATGGAGGGATAGCGGATATGATGACCGTATGTGAGATACCAAGAGCGGACTTTTTCAATTAGAAATTTTAAATCGGAAACAAAAACAATATCATGAGGTGGTAATTGTGCAAATAAAGAAACCATATCAGATGTTACTTCTATGACAAGCTCTGCACGCTCATGATTGTTTTTTACGATTTTGAAATATTTGTTTGAAATGTATCGGTTTGGAAAATCTTCATACAGATCAGGGGGGATGAGAGACGAGTTGATACATAAACGAATATCATCGGTATGTTTTAATTTTTGCGAGAGGGAAATGCGCCACAGATTGGGAGCGATTGGCTGTATCCTTGTTGCATTGGCGGTGATTCTTGTATGCTTCGAGGTAATAGCACTTTGGTAATAATTGTCAGCACTTTTTGCGGCATCACAAATATATTGCTTTACCTCATCCGAATATATAGCCGCCATGATTGAACTCTCCTTGTTGCAACGATGTTTTTTTATAATTCTTTATCCCCCAAAGTTTTCGTCCGTTTCGGGAGCTTGTTGCATCTGCTCCCAGCGATCCTTTCGCATGTAGATAATTTCTTCGGGATGGTTGTCTGTCGATTGTGCTGCTGTGTAAAGGCGCACATAGCCCTCCATTTCAATGTCAAGCATACGGTCTACCGCCATTTGTATTTCCGATTGCGTACGATGTGCGGTAATTTTATGCGAATCAGGATTGTCCGTTCGTCCGAGAAGATAATCTACGGAACAGTCTAAATAGTCAGCAATGCGGGCGAGATTTTCACTTTTTGGTGTAGACCCACCAGACAGCATAGAAGAAAGTGCGTTTTTACTTAATCCACAACATACGAGCATATCTTTGATAATAATATTTTTGTTTTTGCAGAGTTCCTTTATTCGACTTGCGATATCAGAGGAAATATACATTTTTCAAATTCCTTTTGTTTGTGAAAAAATAAAAATCCAAAAAAAATTGGAAAATTTTTAAAAAAGCACTTGACAATCCCAAAATTTTGGGATATAATATAACCGTGGCAAGTTGCTAAGTTAATTTTACCACAAAATAAGAAAGATGTCAAGAAAAAGGAGAGGGAAAATGACTTTTTATGAAATGTTTACGATTGATATTGACATGTGTGTCAGCGGGGCGGTTGTTGGAAGCTATACGGTTGAGCATTATATCAGCTTGATGCAAGAAGCGATATGTGGTTTTAGCGCGAGTTTTTGCGGAGCCTCGCATGATATGACGGAAAAAGGCAGGAGAATAATCTTTGTGGAATTAAAAAACAGATATAACGTTTTTTATAAAATGGTTGAAAAAGAAAGAAAAGAAGCTGTTCGAGCATGGCTTGCTGAAAAAGTTGGGAAACAAACAAATTTTGAAAGAATCTCCGCAAGCAAGGAAGCTTATGCACGTTTTGCGAGCATGTTGGAGCAATATTACGCTGTCGAAGACTTTGAACGTTTGGAATCTAACTTTATGGAACTTTGCTCGGAGGTGTACACCGGTGATGAGTTGGAGTATTGCAAACGAATTTTTGACGCTTGTAAAGTAAGAATAAAATCGCCAGAGGTGTTGGAACAAATAGTACAAACAAATATAAGTCGTCACGCTGATATCGTTGACTTTCCGGAAGACTATATACTTCCGACAAGCTATGACCATATAAAGCCTAATTTAAGAAAAGATTTATATTTTTAAGTAAAAAAGGCGGTGAAAGTATGGAAGATAAAAACATTCGATTTATGATTCTTAGGGAGACGCTATTACAGCTACAAATTTGCTGCAATCTTTCGCCGGAAGAAATGAAGGATAGAAAAAAGGAAGTAGAAAAACTACTTCCTTTTGCGGGAACTCGGTTGGGATGGCAGATAGAATTGGAGCGTGAAGGTTTTGCACCTGTACCCTGCGCAGATGATAAAGAATATTGGCATTATGTTTGCTTTTGTTAGGATTTTATACGGGCATTGGCTTCTTTGATTATCAGTTCAGCCTCAATTAAATCGCATAAACTACGATACGTAATTATTGCATCTTTTACTGAAATGTTTTCATGGTGCGTAATGTGTATTTCACGATTGCCGTAAATTCGAAGCAATTGACTACATACTTTTGTGTAAGGTTGGACATTCATACGCTCAATTTGTTGGTCAAGTTTGAGCTTTAAGACATCTTTTTCATCTATCCCTTGTATTTTTGTTAAATAATCCAATACTAATCTTTCCAATGTCATACGCAGACCTGCACCAACGAGTGTATTCAGTCCGTTTGCGTGTGCTTGCAGTGTTTGTTCGAATATTTGAAAAGCATCGGGGGATAGCGTTTTTACATGAACAGGATATTTGATCAAATTATTGCAAGGATAGTATTGAACAATTATCTCGCCGGATGGAATGGTATTTTTCCAATGCTGCTCTTTGATTATAAAAATTGGCATACCACAATGTACGCAATCGTGGTGTTCGGCACAATACCCTATCTCACTGTTGATTCGTTTGAATATGCTTTGGATGCGTTTGGGGCTGTTATCTTTACCGCAATAAGGACACATTTCTGGGAATTTCATAAATTACCTCTATATACTTTGATTTTTGTATTTTTAGGGGATAAGTTTACAGTAAAGGGTGTGACGATACTCAGAGCTTCTTTCGTAGTAGAGGTTTTGGTCATTCGGCTTTCCAGTACTTTGAGATTGAGTTTATTAAGCTGTTTCATATGATTCTCGCTTTCTTTATCATGGAAACAGTATATCATAAAAAAAGTCAATTGTCAACTGAAAGGAGGAGGAAGCAATGAAATTCCGATTAAAAAACGATGAAGGCATAGAGCTGCACTTAGATTTACAAGAGAGGGAGTTGCTCTATGATGCACTGCGGCATTATTCCGCTTACGGAGAGAATCAAGATCGGATTCTCGATCAGATACCGAAATTATGCGAGATATTAAACGTATTGGATACCCCTGCGTTTTCTTCGCATAAAAAATATATCAAAAAAGAAAAGGAGTAAAAGAAATGGTAAACGGACAAAGAATCAAGGAGCTGATGCTGGCGAAAGGCATGGACAGCAGAGATCTGGCAGAGCGGATCGGAATCAGTGCGCCGATGATGAGCTACATCATCCGCAATCTGAGGGATACGAATGTGACGACGCTGGTGCGGATCGCACGGATCTTAGAGGTACCCGTAGACGAGCTGATCGTAAAGGAAGGATGAAAGGAGAAAAGTCATGACAAAAATGACAGTAGAAATAGAAGCAGCGGAGGGCTGCGTGTTGGACGTAGAGAAAATCAAGGACTATCTTGCGGATATTTTCAGAATGGAAGGCGTAGACGGTGTAAAAATTATAGGAAAACAAGAAGGAGAGGACGAATGAAAAGCAAATGGATGGTGCTCACCAATTATTTCGGAAACGAGGAGCGATATATCGTATATCGACTTCTGAATGAGAAGGATGTGATGCACGCAGGCAATGTGGAGACCCACGGTCGATATATGTTCGACCGAAACGAAGCCAAGAGCTTGGCAGATAAGCTGAATCGAATCGAACAATTGAGGAGCTTTCGGCAAGCCAAGGGGCTGACAAAGCCGGAGATGGCAGATCGACTCGGTGTAACGCTTTCTCTGTATGAAAAGGTGGAAGGAGGGCATGCGGGCGTGTCGGCGAAATTTATGCGCAAAATGAAAAGCGTTTTTCCCGAGGTGAATATTGATAAAATGTTCTTTTAGGGGAAAGCTGTTGGTTGTAGGACAAGTTCGGACAAACATATACTTCAATATCAAAAGAAAGAGAGGGAGACCGTATGGGAAGAAACACAAGAGAACCGAAGATCACGTTTGTCAATCAGCCGGATCCGAAGTACATATGGGAGGTGCTTTGCGATCTGCTGAATCGGCAGGATCCGGAGTATGAATATCGCTTGGTACCGAGGGACAGCAAAAAGAAAGAAAAGCAAGACGGATAAGAATAGCTTATCAATCAATAAGGAGGAACATCAAATGATGACGGAAAAAAGAAGGGAAGAACGCAGACTGGAGCTCATTGATGAGCTGAGAGAAGAGTTGGAGGTATCAGACGGCGAGCTGGAGCGCATCGTTGACCGTTTGGTTGACTCGGAGTACCGCAAAGAGAGGCACGGGGCGTGGATCTTTGACGATCACTATACGTCGCACAAATATGTGCGTTGGGTCTGCTCCGCATGTACGCATTGGCAGTCGGCGCAGAGGCATATCATGTCCGAGCAGATCTTCTATATGAATTACTGCCCGTTCTGCGGCTCACAGATGGACAAGCCGGAGAGAAAGACATCGGAGGACTCGCTATGACAGAGATGCTTGGCGGATTGATCCTTGGCGCCATTTTGGTCGTATTGATTGCGACCTTGGTACATAGCTGGATCGAGGACGGAGAAGAGAACGGCATTGTGGATCTGCGGGAGCCCGAGGATGCGGAGTGGGATGATGAAGAAGAGGAATAAAGGAAAAGGCATCAGGAAGCCTGCCAGCTTTCTGATGCCGATGGGTACGGTTGCACACCACGTAACCTGTCCTTATTCTATCACAAAAACAAAGTTTTGTCAAGAAGGAAGGAGAAATTTATGCAATACAAAATGGACGGCTACTACAAAAATGATGTAGCGTGTGTATACGGCTACGACAGCAAGGGGCATAAGGTGATGATCTACAAGGGATATTTCAACTACAAAAACAATACGGTAACGCTGTATCCCTTTTCCCGTCTGGCGCCGACCTCCGATCCCATTGCGAAGGTGACCATCCCCATGGCGAAGCTGCAACGGGAGGGCGTTCGGTAGAACGCTCTCCCTCTGACAAGTGCATGTACCGAAGGGTATATTTTCGGTCTTGTATTGTATCGTATCAAATCAACGAGATTGTTTGACAAAGACGTGAAAAGAAAAGGATTTTTGAGAAAGGAATTTTTTATGAAGGAGACACAATCACACGGAGGGCAACCGCAGGGGGGAGGTCCGTCCTGTCCTGTCCGTCCCGCATTTGGGGAGAAGCAGGCAGAAATACGGGAGAGGATGCAGCTGGGCACTTTTTCCCTTCGGGACAGAGCCTTAGCGGCGGAGCTTTGCTCGGTGATCGCCGAGGTATATACGTTGGCAGAGAGCGGAGAAGGAATGGTACGCATAGAGGGGATACCGATCCCCTTCGGATTGGTCAGGGATATCTATGAGTTTCTCACACCCGCCCATCTGGAGCATGTGATCGGACGGTATCGGCAGGTGGTGATCCCCATTCGCAATCCCAAGGCGTATCTGCGAACGGCACTGTACAATGCGGTGTTCGAGCTGGAGCACAGTGAGGAGAACGAATTTCAAAGCGACGGAGGGAGCGGGCGATGATCCGAGAACAGCACATCAAGTCGGGCAAGCTGCTGGAGGTGAAATTTTACCCGGTCTTTTCCGACGGTACTCCCATCCCGAGGGGACCGAAGAAAAAGCTTTCGACCAAGGCGCAGAAGGACTACAACGACCGACAGGCGATCAAATCCTTCGTTCGCCTGGTCAATGCCAATTTCGGAGAGAGCGATCTGCTGGCGCATCTGACCTACACGGTGGGACAAGCTCCCGAGACAGAGGCAGAGGCACGGCGGGATATGGCAAATTACATACGCAGGATCAAGACCTTGCGGGCATCGCATCTGAAGCGGGTGGAGGAAAAGCTGAAGAGGACGCCGAAGGATGAGGGGCTGAGGGCGCAAAGGAAATACCTGAGCGCCCCTTTTAAATACGCATACGGCGTGGAGACGGTGGAGTATAAGAGCGGAGCCAAGAAGGGACAGCGGAACTTTCACTTTCACCTGTTCATGACAGGTTGGGGCGGACGGGATCGAGACGAAGCAGAGAAGCTGTGGACGAAGGGAGAGCGGTGCAACTGCGACCGCTTCCGTCCCCGCACGTTTGGCCCAGAGGCGGCGGCAAAGTATGTGGCGAAATCCCCGGCAGGGGTACGTCGCTTTTCCTGCTCCAAGAATTTGGACAAGCCTGTGGCCGAGCCTCCCAAGGACGGCAAGGTCTCGGTAAGAGAGGTGGAGCGGATGGTGAAGCAGAGAAGCGAGGATCGGAGCTATTGGGAGCGGCGTCACGGTGGCTATGAATTTCTCGGCTTCGAAAAGCCACCCGAGGAGTGCTATAACGAGTACAACGGCTATTACTATCTAACCGTCAAGCTCTACAAAAAGGACAAGCCGCCGAACCGAAACAAGACAGAAATCAAGCGGCACAGATAGGAAACGCACGGAAGAAAAGTTTTATACCACAAGCCTTTTGAAATATAGGGAAAACCCCTTGTATTTTCCCGACAAACGTGCTAAAGTGTAGGTAACAAAAGCAATCGTCGAAGCTCGACGGAAAAACGCACAGGCGGAGGCGCACGTGCGTGCGGAAGGGAAAACAGAGAGGGAAAGCATGGCAAGAGGGCAGAAATACAGCGAGGAGATCCGAGAGAGGGCGTTTGCGCTGATAGCGGCGGGAGAAAGCTGTTCTGCCGTTGCCCGAACGCTGGGGATCCCGAGAACAACGCTGAAGGGCTGGCAGGACAGTCAGAGCACCGAGGAAAAGGAAAGTCGGGAGGAGCTGCACCGCCGCCACAAGGAGCGGTTTGCGGAGGATGCATGGCAGACCATTCATTTCGGCAACGAGATCCTGACACGGAGATTTGAGCGTGCCGCCCGCAATGAGCGGGAGATGGATCGTCTGCTGGAGGCATTCCTGGCAAGCGCAGAGACGCTCAGCGCCGAACAGCTCAAGGCTCTGCTGAAAAAATTCGGCGAGCTTCAGCTGATGGACGTGGGTAAGGTCGCCGTGGTGATGGGAACGCTCTACGATAAGCAAGCGCTGATCGCCAAGGAAGCCACTGCCAGAGTGGAGCTTGCCGAGCTGAAATTCGAGGAGCTGTGATGGCACTGACGTTGGAAGAGATCGTTGCCAAGCGGAAGGATCGATGGGAGAGCCTGCGGGATATCGAATACGACCGACGGCTGACCCGTGCGGCAGTAAAGGAAATTCTGCAAAATAAGGAGCTTCGGGATATCGTTACCCGCAAGCCCTATCTGCTCATTGAGGTTGCCTTCAGCGTGGTGGATAAGGAAAAGCATACGGTACCGTTTTTTCTCAACGAGGTACAACGGGATTTTCTTGCCGAGCTGGAGCAAAGAGGGACGGACAAGCCGTACTTTATCCTGAAGGGACGGCAACAGGGCTTTACCACTCTGATCACCGCCATACAGCTTGCCTGTTCGGTGGTACAAAAGAATTTTTCGGGCTTTACGATTGCCCATCGGAGGGACAGCACCAAGGCGATCTTCAATGACAGGGCGCGGGTGGTGTATCAACGCCTGCCCGATCAGCTGAAGCCACATGAGAAATACAATTCGGCGGACGAGCTGTTCTTCGACCGTCTCAATTCCTCATGGCGGGTCGAGACGGCATCGGAGGATGTGGCAAGAGGGATGACCCTGAATTTCGTCCACCTGTCCGAGGCGGCATTTTACAGCTGTGATTTTTCCCTCTTGCAGGCATCGGTGGGTGAGGCGGCGGCAGCGGGAGCGGCGGTGATCTACGAAACGACGGCGAACGGCTTCAACCATGCCAAGGAGCTGTGGGATAGCGGCGCCTGTCATACGCTGTTTTACGGCTGGTGGCGGACGGCGGAATACCGCAGACAAGATGCGCCTCCTGCCGAGGCGGTCGATGGGTGGCTTGCCGAGAGACTGCGGCTTCTTGCCGAGCGGGGGCTGGATGAGGCGCAACGGAATTGGTATGCGCACAAGTACGCCTCGTATCTCGATAAAAGTCTGATACGGCAGGAATATCCCTGTACGCCGGAGGAAGCCTTCCTTTCGGGCGGAGAGTGTATTTTCGACAAGGAGGCGATCCAGTCTTGGCTTCTGCGGCTGGAGCAAAAGCCGAAGGGGCGGACGGGATATTTTACTTACAAGAAAACGGGCAGGGAGATCCGCAATTCGGCGGGCGAGACGGTGGATGTGGAATGGAGCCTGACCGATATCGCCTTTGTTGAGGACAAAAACGGATATATCACCCTGCATGAGGAGCCCCGTATCAAGAAAAACGGAGAGGGGCAGACGGTCGCACTGGCACCGTATACCCTTGGCGGCGATACGGCGGGGAGCGGTACCGACTATTTTACGGGCAAGGTGGTGTGCAGTCTCGACCGCAAAACGGCGGCAACGCTCCGTAAGCAACGGATGGATGAGGATCTGTATGCCGAGCAGATGTACTGTCTCGGCAAGTACTACCACGATGCCCTCATCGGAATCGAGACCAATTACAGCCGTCAGCCCACCCGCCTGCTGGCATCGGTCTACCGCTATCCCCATCTGTATCTGAGGGAGCGGTTAGATCGGCTGTGCGAAACAGTAGAGCAGGTACCTGGCTTTGAGACGACCGCCAAAACAAAGCCCGTCATTATCGGGGAATTGGTCGCCGAAATGCGGGAGGATGTAACCCTTGAGTGTGACAGGGAGACCCTGAAGGAAATGACGGTCTTTGTCAAGAAGGACAACGGCCGCATGGAGGCGGTTCAGGGCATGCACGACGATCTTGTGATGGCGCTTGCCATTGCGCATTTTATCGGAACGCAGCAGAGACGGACATGGATCCCCGCCGATACGGGAGAGAAGGATTTTATTACCCGCAATTTCTCGGAAGACGGCGACTCGGATGCCTTTATTACGTGGTAAAACAGGAAGCAGGAGAGGATATGAGAAGAAAAAAGCGGATCGAGCTGTTGGAGGAGAGGGTCAGTGAGCTGGAGGTCCTTTTGGATGAGCTGGACGAACGCATCGACCGATTGAAGCAACAGCCGAACAAAGAAGAAGGAGCCAAGGGAGAGGGCGTGTCTACCTCCCGACTGCTCAGCGAATGGCTCAACGGAGAGGAGGGAGCTCATGGATGAAAGACAGGTCACGCAGCTG